AAAAAGTCCATGTCGTGCAACAAGCCAAAGCGAACGCCCAGCCACTCCAAGAAAAAGTTTGTCGTCAAGGCGTGTGAGAATGGAAAAGAAAAAATCATCCGCTATGGCGACAAGAACATGAAGATCAAGAAGAGCCAGCCGGGGCGGCGCAAGTCCTTCCGCGCCAGACACAAGTGCGACTCCAAGCCGCCAAGCAAGATGTCGGCTCGTTACTGGTCTTGCAAGAACTGGTGACAATATGCCTATAAGCAGAGCGCAGATGGGCAAGCAGATCAAAAACGCGCCCAAGTCAAAGAAAACCAAAGCGGCTAAATGCAGGAACGGCTTGGCCCGCAAGGGCAGGACTAGAGGAAGGAAGGTCTAATGGCGACTAGCGGAACGACAGCCTTTACTCTTGACTTGTCAGATATATTTGAAGAGGCGTTTGAGCGAGCAGGCTCTGAGCTACGAAGCGGCTACGACTACCGGACAGCACGGCGCAGTCTGGATTTGTTGATGCTGGAGTGGCAGAACCGTGGTCTTAACTTGTGGACAGTAAGGGATGCTACGCAGACCCTGACCGCAGGCACCTCGTCATACGACTTGACCTCGGAGAAGCAGGACATCATTGAGGGTCTACTGCGAACTGACGCAGGCGACACCTCAAAGCAGTCTGACCTGACCATGCAGAGAATCTCGGTGAGCCAGTACGCCCATCAGACCAACAAGCTGACGCAGGGCAGGCCGCTACAGTATTACGTTGAGCGCAAGCCAGCAGGGCTGACGTTGCACTTCTGGCCCGTGCCAGACGCAACAACCACCTACACGTTTGCGTACTACTACCTAGATAGGATAGAGGACACCGGAAAGCCAGCGTCTAACAACATGGATGTGCCAGCGCGGTATCTACCGTGCATGGTAGCTGGATTGGCATACTACATAGCGAGCAAGAAGCCTGAGTCGATACCACTGGCACCGGCTCTTAAAGAGGTGTACGAGGAGCAATGGAATCTGGCGGCAGACGCCTCCAGAGAGAAGGCATCGTTGTACATGGCTCCGGGTGGGTATAACAATTTATGAGCAGTTACGCGAAAGGGTCGAAAGCCTTTGGCTTTTGTGACCGGACAGGGTTTAGATACCCGTTGCGTGATCTGGTCAGGCAGATTGAGGATGGTCGCTGGAACGGACTGCTGGTAGGCAGGGACGTTGTAGATCAAGATCAGCCACAGCTAAAGCTGGGGGATGTCAATGCAAGTGACCCGCAAGCGTTACGATTTCCGCGACCTGACAACAGTATTGATGAAAGTCGTGCGCTATCTGCGTTCGATCCTGTCGGGGGAGGCAATACGGCGTTTGGAAGCCGCACTGTCGGCCTTGATATGGCGGGTGCTGTTGGGCGCGTAACAGTGGAGACATCCTGATGGCGTTTACCCTTACGACTCTAAAGCAGGCAATTCAGGACTATACAGAGTCAAACGAGACAACATTTGTCAATAATTTGACAACGATCATTACGCAGGCAGAGGATAAAATTCTCAAGGCCGTGCAACTGCCTGATTTTCGTAAGAATGTTTCAGGTTCTGTGGCAAGCGGCAATCAGTACCTAATCATGCCTACAGATTTTTTGACACCCTACTCGCTAGCTATAGACAATTCTGGCTTTGAGTATCTGATGTTTAAAGACGTAAACTTCATACGTCAGGCGTACCCGCTGACAACAACACAGGGAGCGCCCAAGTACTACGGCATCTTCAGCCGCACCGCGTTTATTCTCGGCCCCACCCCTGATTCTGCCTATGACGCAGAACTGCACTACTTCCACAAACCCACCTCAATCACCGCATCTGGAGACGGCACAAGCTGGCTCGGCACCAACGCAGAGTCCACGCTTTTGTATGGCTGTCTTGTTGAGGCGTACACCTTCTTGAAGGGCGACCCTGATTTAATGCAGATGTATACCCAAAGGTATATGGAGGCACTGGCTAATCTGGAGCAGTTGGGCGAAGGCTACAGCACAACAGACAGCTACAGATCGGGTGAAGTAAGGAAAGCTAGAGCATGATTGGTGTTAGCGGTGGTTTTGAGGTGGGTAGCGTTAATGTACACACCACACAGAACAGGGGATTTACCCCAGAAGAGATTGCTGAGAGATGCTTAGATAAGATCGTCTCGGTAGCTGATACTGCGTTGCCAGAGGTACAGGCACAGGCGCAGGCATTCAAGGATCACATTAGAGCGGTTCTTGTTTTCTACATGAAAGAGGCCGCAAACAGCGACCGAACCACAGTGTATAACGCCCTTTTAGATGCAGGGCAAAAAGACTTAGCCGAACTTATCAGGAGAATGTGATATGGCTTTTAGCGGAAACTTCATGTGTTCGTCGTTTAAGCAAGAACTGCTTGTTGGCGCTCACAACTTTACAAACAGCAGTGGTCACACGTTTAAGCTGGCAATGTACACCAACAGCGCCTCTTTTGATGCGTCTACCACAGCGTACACCACAGGGAACGAGATCAGCGGTACAGGCTACTCAGCAGGTGGCGGGACACTTACCAATGTGACCCCGACTCTGTCTGGAACCACAGCCCTGACCGACTTTGCCGACCTCACATTCGGCTCGTCAACACTGACGGCGCGTGGAGCACTTATATACAACACGACAACTAGCGGCGGCTCTGGCACTACAGACACCGTCCTAGTGTTGGACTTTGGTTCTGACAAGTCGTCCAGTGCCGGTGACTTTACCATTGTGTTCCCCACACCGGATGCCTCTAACGCCATCATCAGGATTGCATAATCATGGCTTTGGTCGTTGCTGATCGCGTAAAAGAAACCACCACATCGACAGGTACAGGCGCGATTTCGCTCGGGGGTGCAGAACCCAACTTCCGCACCTTTTCGTCTGTCCTGTCGGATGCGGATACCACTTACTACGCCATCATTGATGACAGCAACCTTGCTTTTGAGGTTGGTCTAGGCACCTATGCAAGTAGCGGCAACACGATAACCCGCACCACGGTTCTTGCTAGTTCCAACAGCGACAATGCCGTGAGTTTTAGTGCGGGAACTAAAGATGTGTTCCTGACCTACCCTGCGGATAAATCAGTCAATAGGGACGCTTCTGGCAATGTGTCGATACCTGCTCAGGGCGACCTTCGTTTGGAGGACGCCTCTGGCGGTCAGTACGTTGCATTGCAGGCTCCCGCTACCGTGGGGTCTAGTCTCACATTTACTTTGCCTTCTGCGGATGGTTCAGCCGATCAGCTACTCAAGACTGACGGTTCTGGCAATCTTAGCTTTACCACCATTAACGCATCTCCCAGCTTTACGGCAACAGCCTCTGGCGCGATAGCCAATGGTGATCCAGTAATACTGAACAGCGCAGGAACGGTTAGCTCTGTTGCTGGCAGAGCAGAAGCTACAGGCTCTAACGCCGTCTTTGAATCCAGCGGGATAGACAGCGCGGATTATCAGCTTGCTTCTGCGTATGATTCCAGTAACGACAAGACGGTTATTGTTTACAGGGGGCCAAGTGATTACATCTGGGCTGTTGTAGCCACCATAAGCGGTACGTCAGTTACCTTTGGAACTCCCGTAGCACTTACCAGCGCAAATAGCTATTACGCCGTCATTGCTTTTGACTCCAGCAATAACAAAGTGGTTGTTGTTTATACAGATGTTGGCTCTGGTTACGATGGTCGCGCAAGAGTAGGGACTGTCTCTGGGACAAGTATATCGTTTGGAACTGAGCTAGAAATTAATAGCACTAGCACTCAATTCCCCTCTCTTGTATTTGATAGCAACAGCAACAAAGTTGTTCTTTCGTACTATAACGGTGTAGATGGCAAGGCTTATTCAACAGTTGGGACAGTCTCTGGCACGACCATTAGCTTTGGCACCCCAGTAGAATTTAATGCTACTGAGGTCGCTTCTATAACTAGCGTTTTTGATAGCACCAATAATAAGGTAGTCATTTGCTATAAAGATCAGGGGAGTAGTGGTGTAACAGAAAGCGTTGTGGGGACAGTTTCTGGGACTAGTATCAGCTTTGGTACAGTGGTAACGGCAACCAGTGATACATACATAAACAGCAACGGCTCCCGTGCGGTATTTGACCCAAGCACGGGCAAGGTTTTTTGGGCGTATATCAGGTCAAACGGAACTTTCCAAGGGGTTGTCGGAACCGTTAGTGGGACTAGCATATCATTTGGCAGTGTTACAGAAATTGACGGTAGCGGTACTGCCGTCGCCGCGTCAGTAGGGGTGTCTCTTGATACAGGTGCTAACAAAGTAGGTATAACGTATGGAGATGGAGGAGATTCCAACAAACTAACTTTTATACCCGCAACAGTATCCGGCACAGGTTTTAGTCTCGGTAGCCCTGTTATTTTAGATTCAGGTACAAATTCAGCGGAAGCCGCGTCAACTAATTCTTTTGATCCAGACACTGGCGCATTTTTGGTGTCCTACAGGGATGGCAGTAATTCTACCAGAGGCACCAGCATTGCTCACAAGATTGCGTTTTCAAACCTATCAGCAACAAACTTTGTTGGATTTTCAGACGCGGCTTACTCCAATGGTGCTACGGCAACCATTCAAATAATTGGGTCTGTTGATGATGCCCAATCTAGCTTATCCGCAGGGACAAATTATTTTATAACCAAACTTGGTGCTGTTGCTACAACAGGC